GTCGGGTCAGTAGCGTAGCGCACCTGACCGTCGTTGCTGACTGCCACCCAGGTCGTTCCGTCGGTGGCGACGGCATTGACGTCGGACGTTCCAAAGCCAGGCGAGGCTGCGCTCGACCAGGTGCCGGTCGGGTCGGTGGCGTAGCGGATCTGGCCGCCGCTACCAACAGCCACCCAGATCGTGCCGTCGGTGGCGATGTCCCAGACGAAGGACGAGAAGCCCGGCGAGGCTGCGCTCGCCCACGTGCCGGCCGGGTCGGTGGCGTAGCGGATCTGGCCGCCGCTACCAACAGCCACCCAGATCGTGCCGTCGGTGGCGGCGCCCCAGATGGTGGACGTTCCGAAGCCCGCGTCTGTCGGATACTCCACCGAGCTCGTAGTGATGTCCGGGAACCCGAAGTCGCCGCTTCGCGTCGCGCTCCTGGCCGAGGCGAGCGTGGCGTACACATCGTCGCCTGGAGGAAGTGCGTAGGCGTTGCTCGGGTTCGTCCAACCGGTCGCGACGACCGTGTGGCGGTTCGCAGCACGGCGGGTGACTGGCATCAGCTTGTCCTGTCCGGGCGCATCACGCCACCTTGCCCGTAGAGCTCGACGAGTCCGTTGGCACGTGCCGGGTGGTAACCGAGGGAGAGCGCGATGGGGCCGACGTGCACATCCACGTACGGCCCGTAGGGGCCGACGTCAGCTACCCGTCGCAGAGGGTCGAAGTGGACGCCGAGCGAGAGTGTGCCGTCGAGCGACCACTGCACCATCCACCAGGAGCCGAAGCGAACGCCCCATCGCCAGGTCATCTCCCGAACGCCAGCCTCGCAGCCTCGGCGGTCGTCGCGGCTCCGAGCCGACGGCGAGCTGCCTTGAGGTAGGAGCCGACCGTGTGCTGCTCGACCCCCATCGCGCGTGCGATCTCGCCCTGCTTCGCGCCCTGCCAGAACATCGCGAGCGCCTGCGACTGCTGAGGCGTCAGGCGTACGCGATCCTCCACCGGGAGCTCGACGATCCCGCGGGCCGCCGCGACGAGCACCGCCTGCTCGGTCGTTTTCGCCCGCCCGAGTCGATAGCGAGCTGTGACGAGCAGCGACTCGAGTGTTCGCGCCGAGATGCCCATCTGGTAGGCGGTCTCCTTGTGCGTTCGACCCGCCGCCAGTAGGCGGATCGCCTGAAGCTCCCGGCGAGAAAGCCGGGATGGCGGGTACGAGACGTGAGCGCCGCGGTAGCGCGCGGGCTGACGCGAGCGCGGTCCGTTGTTCGTGATCCTGCCGCCGGCTCGAACCCACGCCTCGATCTCGTGAGGAGGAACGTCAGGAGCCGCGGCGAGAGACTCGACCAGTCGCTCGGGGATGGGGCGAGAACGGACGAGCTGGCGGATGTTATCCGTCGACGGTGACCGTGACATCTGTCTCTCCCGGCGTGACTCCCACCACCGTCGGAGCGGGAAGAGGGGTTCGACAGACGTTCGGCGCGGTGTTGGGGGCGATCTCGAATGCCGGTGCGCCAGTCGCGAAGTACGCCTCGATCTGGTTTCGGATCGCCGCTCCGAACCAGGTGACGATGTTCGTGGGAGGCGTGCCTGTGCGGGCGTACTCCTTGAGCCGGAGCCACTCGCGAGGGTTCGCCTCTCGCCATCGACAGAACTGCGCCGCCCCTTGCAGGTTGTGGACTGCGCCGAAACGGATCGCTCCCGCAGCGTGGCACGCCGGAGTCGGAATGCCGGAGCCGAGCTCGCAGGTCGCGGACGGAGATGGCGACGCGGGTGGAGATGCGAGCTCGGCCCCGGCGACATAGCCGCCAACGGCCAGAAGCGTCGCTGCGGCAGCGGCAGCACTGAGACGGGCGAACCTGGGCACTAGAGCTTGAAGATCTTGTTGGGCCCGTCGTCCCAGACGATGTTGACGTCACCACCGTTGGGCAGGAAGGGCAGGCCCGAGGCGGTGTCGATGATCGGCCCGACGAGGGAGGTCTGCGATGCACCCGTCTCGTTCACGAGCACGATGTACACCGCCGTGGCCGAGCCCGCCGATCCGACAGCCGCGACGACCGTGTCCGCTGCGTCGGCGATGCCGGAGGCGACCGTCTTGGAGACGAGGTAGGTGCCCCTCGCCCGCCACACCGCAGCGGGGATGTCGGAGAGGAACACGATGTCGGCGGGCGTGTTGCCCATCGAGCCAACGATGTACGGGACCCACGTGCCCGGGACGGAGCCGGCCAGCCACCCCATCGAGGCGGTCAGCCACGCTGCTCGGGCGCTGTTCGGCAGAAGGTTCGCCATGTCTGATTACTCCTCGGTTGCGGTCGGCTGGTATCCGTGCGCCTCCTGAGAGCGGATGCCCTCGGGGACGATCGAGATGGTGCGGGGCGGGTGCTCCGCCTCGCGGTGTGCGATGAACTCCTCGCTCGGTATGTCCCGGCCGCAGTCGGGGCAATGTGTGACGGTCAGCCGCTCTGCACCCACTTGACCAGCCCCTCCGGAAGGTTCTCGGGGATCGGCTCGCCTGCGAGTGCGAGCCTCCCCTGCAGGTAGCGGGCGAGGTCGACGGACTGCTCGGCGATGAACTGCTCCGAGAGCTCCGTCTGCGTCTCGATCTTCACGGTGATCTTCTGCTCAGGCATCAGGTTCCTTTCGTGCCGTCCTGCGTCCGGCGCTGACTCGACGAGTCGGGGTTGCGGGGGCGAGCTGTCTCGACGGGATTCAGCTCGAAGCCGAACGCGCCGAGCTGCTCGATCTTCTTCATCTGCTGTTCCATCGCAGCACGCTCCGCGGCCTCCTGCTCGTCCTCGGCCGGGGCGTCGATCGCTCCGCGCACCCAGGAGCGCGTCGGCGTGTCGGGGAACAGGATGCTCGCGTTGGTGAGCAGCGCGACCGCCTGCGCGAACTCCAGCAGGTTGCGCGCCTCGATGCCCGATGCCTTGAGCTTCGGGTAGCGGCGGACGCCTTCGTAGTTGAGGTCGACCAGGCGCTTGATCGAGACGGCGTTGACGTCCTCGATGTAGCGCGCGATCGCGTGCAGGGCGTTGTACCAGACCTCGCTCTGCACGTTGGCCGTCGCGCGAGCGCCGGTCCGCGTGTGTCCAAGCTCCTTGAAGCGGGCGAGCAACGCTCCGGCGATCTCCCCCCGGTAGAACTCGAGCATCTCCTTGAAGGGCGGCGGCGAGCCTTTCGGGCTCACGATGTCGAAGTCGAAGCCGGGGATGTTGCCGGTGGTCTTGGGGCCGGGAAAGATCAGGTACGAGAACTCCCCGGCGCGAAGGTTGAGAAGTCCCTGCTCGATCTCGTCGACGAGCGCATCGTCGTTCTCACGCTCGCGCGGAATCCAGACGACCGGGACGCCCACCCCGAAACGCTCCATCGAGATCGCCGCCACCTTCTCGATCATCTCCTTGTAGACCCAGGGCTTCCAGGCCGAGCGGAGGATGCTGATCCCGGTGAACTCCTCGCCGAACTTCTCGTGCGTAAACACCTGCAGGCGGTCGGCGGGGATCCTGACCCGCTTCCAGTCGCCGCCTTCGGGGGTCGGGACGAACACCTCCTGCGTGATCGCCTCCAGCTCGCCGTTCGCGTCGAGGTGCCACTCGGTGATCGTGTGCGGGAGCCGAGGAGCGAAGCGCCGCCAGGTGATGTACTGCCGTCGCGGGAGCACGTGGGCTTCCTTCTGTGCGCGCTCGGGCAGCTCGACCGGGAGCGGGGGCTCGGCCGCCGTCATGTCGGCGTCCTGCACGATCCGCTCGACCCGCAGCTCCTTCTCGACGACCTGGAGAATCTCCTCGTTGACCATGCTCCCGTAGGTCAGGTAGTCGAGGGTGGAGCGGAGGTACTCGGTGAAGGGCTGCGTCAACCACTCGAAGTAGGCGGCCCGCACCATCGCGGTCACTTCCTGCTCCAGCTCGTCCGGCTCGTCCGGCGCGTGCACGTCCCAGTCGGCGTTGAGGATCGGAGCGTAGATGTGCCAGAGCGTCTCGCGCACGGACGGGTCCGAGCGCCTCATGCGCTCCCAGGTCTTGAACGCCTGCTTCGGGTTGCGCAGGTCGGCCTGGTACTCGCTCGAGACGAGGTAGCCGCCCATGTTGACCGTGCCCGACGCGCCCTTCGACTTCTCGACCCTCTCGGGCTCGGTGCCGAACACGCGGGAGAAGATGCCCATGAGCCTCCTAGAACTCCCTGTCGATGAGCCCGGCCGTCACAGCGCGGCGGTCCTGCGGCCGTGAGCGCACCCGCTCAATAGGCGCGGGCCGGGAGACGTATGGCCGTGCTCGCGCCATGACCCCGTAGCGGAGCGCGTCGCAAGCGTGGTCGTCCTTCTTGCGCGGCTCCTCGGGCTGGTCCGCCTTCTCCTCCTGCGAGGGCGAGAGGTCGCGCCAGCGGTACTCGGGAATCTCGCGGATCAGGTTGACGCAGCGCGAGGAGACGAAGAGGCGAGGGGCGCCCCGCCCGTCCGGCCCGGGCGTCCCTCGCCAGGGATGCCAGTCCGGGAAGGGATGCTCGGGGTCGCGGTTGAGCCACTCGGCGACGCGGAGCAGGCCCGCCTCCACGTTGTCGTTCGCCGGCGTCATCACGATCCCGGCCGCATCCTGATACTCGGCGGCGATCGTGTTGCCCATCGGAGGGGCGCGGAAACAGTCCGGTGGAGCGATGACCGCCCCGTAGCGGATGCCCGGCGAGACGAACTCGCGCTTGGCGGCCACGGCGACGGCGTGCTCGGAGGGCACGCGGTCTGCCTCGTAGTACTCGTCCTCGACGATCAGGTTGCCGTCCGCGTCGACCACCCACCACAGCCAGGCGGTCGGGTTCCGCCGCCCGTGGTCCATCGACTCGAACCGCTTCCAGCTCGGGGGCAGGTGCCCCACCTGGTCGGCGTCGTACACGTGGATTTCGCGCTGCCACATGTCCCAGATCATCCCCGCCGCGGTGTCGAAACTCGCATCGACGAACCGCTTCTGCCACTCCTTCGGCATCGAGCGCAGTTGCGCGATGTAGTCGGGCGGGAGGTGCTTCGCGTTGGCCTCGGTCGGCTGGTGGTAGAGCCTGCCGACGGCCTGGCCCGAGTCCTTGTGGAAACGCTGCCACACCCAGTCGTGGCCGTTCGGGTTGGTCGTGCCCCAGGCGATGCGCGGGCCGACCGGGTGGCGCAGTCGGCCGAGCAGGGTGAGCCACACCTTGAGCGAGCTCTCCGTCAGCTCGTCGACGTACACCCATCCGAGGTTGAGCGAGAGGAGCTTCTCGATGTTGTGATCCTCGAGCGAGCGGAACAGGATCTCGGACCCGCACTTGAGCCACCAGTGGTTCTCCTCCTCCGACTTGTGATCCACGAGGTCGGGGTGGAGAACCGGTGGCTTGTCGTCACCGTAGACGATGACCTTCTTGGTCGTGTCCTCGAGCGCCCGGTAGCTCTGCCGACCCACCAGGCCGACGGTTCCGGGGTAGAGGTGGGAGACGATGACAGCCTTGAACGCGCCGCTCAGGGTCTTGCCCGATCCGACGCCTCCCGCGTACACCGTCTCCTTCGAGAAGTCGTTGATGAAGTTGAGCTGTGTCTCGCCAGGGACGAACCACGAGAGGTCGGGTACACCCGCCATGTGCCCTCCTCAGAGCAGGATCGAGGCAGCGAGCATCGGGGGGCAACCCGCGTCGCGCATCTTGATCGCCACCCGGTAGTCGATGGTGAGGTCCTCGGCGATTTCCCAGACGGCTTCGCCCCCGGCCGCCCAGGCATCGCGTAGCAAGAGGTCAGCCCGCCAGCACACGATCCGCCGCAGCTCGTCGTCTTCGCGAGCCTCCTGGGCCTTGGTGATCGCCCGCATCAGCCCTCCTCAAGAGACAGGTCTCCCTACTGCAGGAGGCCGACTTTCCGGCCAGCTCGCAGGATCGTTGCACGGGCAGCGGACGTTACGCAAGTCGGCCCTAGCAAGCTAGCCGCTTTGCAAGAGAGGCCGGCGCATCCTGGCCTCCAGGGCAATCGCCGCGTCGTCCTCGACCTCCAGCGCCAGAAGCACCCTCGGCGGGTACCAGTCCGTGATGAGCGCGCCGTATGCGGCTTCGAGCGCCTGTACGTCCTTGTCCCTCGGCACGGCGATCCCGTTCTCGATCCGCGACAGCTCGCCCGGGGAGACGCCGGCCGCCTGCGCGATCTCCCGCATCGAACGCGATCCCCGGATCGCCTTGAGGTGGCAGCGGAGCCTCATCGCAGGCCCCACAGTTCCGGCCTCGTCTCGAACGTCTGCCCCTGCAGCGTCCAGCGAAGCGTCTGCCCCGCCCGGATCACCGGCAGCTCGGGGTGGAAGTCGATCAAGAAGCCGCGATCGGTGGGCGCGACCACCATCTGGTGGTACGTGTGCGTGACCTGCTGACCACCCGGGTCGAGGACCTCCAGCTCGACCAGCCTGTCGATCATGCCGCGCGCGCCTTCGCGAGTATCTGGTTGACCCGCTGCTTCGTCAGCCCGTGCCAGTCGGCGATCTTCTTCGACGACCAGCCAAGGTCTTCCGCCTGGTGCCTGATGAGCGCGTTGCGCTCCTGCCGCTGCCGCTCGTGCCCGTTCGTGCGCCCGCGCCAGAGCGAGGTCTTGCGATCGCGAGCGCGGCGATCGGGGCGCATCCACGCCGGAACCCTGATCGGCCGGGGCATCATCGCCGCGAGCATGTCACTCGTCTGCGCCACGGCCTGCCGGGCGGCCTCGGTGAGCTCGAGCGGCTCCGCGAGCACGATGACCCTCCACCACAGCGAGAAGCGGCCGGGGTGCGTCTCCCGCAAGCGACGGAGCGCCTGGTCCAGCTCCGCGAAGCTGCCCGACTTCCACTGGCGCTCCTTGACCTCCTCCCATCTATAGCCCACGCTGTCCGGATCGAGCCAGAGCCGCAGGAGCCGGTTGGTGTGCTCCAGCCGGGTCGCGAGGTCGAGCCCCATCTCGAAGTCGTCGCCCCGCGCAGGCCCGACGTACTCGTCGACCGGCTCCTCGCCGGCGCGGGCCTTGCGCCAGCCCGTCCCCTCGCACCCCAGGCAGGGCTTACAGCCGTGCCCCGTGTTCCACGGTGGCGCGCCCCGCGTGGGGAGCCGTCGCGGGGCGCAGCGCACGCATGGAACCCCCGGTCCGCGCACCCGGCCGCGTCCCTGGCAGGCCTGACAGGGGACGCGGCCCGCCGGGGCTGGCCCCGGAGCTGTGCTGGCGCGAAGCAGGGTACTCGACTGCCTTGGTGCCGGGAGGTAGGAGAGCAGCTCCCTCCCCAGAGCCTCGACCCGCTCGCGCTCAGTCACTCGCGGAGTAGCTCCTTCATCGGATGCGCCCCATCGTGAACGCGAAGCCCTCCCATCCGCGGAAGGCGTCGAGGGCTCCTGCGTCGTAGAAGGGGCTCACGAGCGCCTCCGGGAAGCCGCGCCGGGTCAGGTCGCGCGTGTAGGTGAGCGGATCCCAGGTCTCCGTCATCGCGCCGTTGTAGAGCTGTGGCACCAAGCGGACGCGGTGCGAGATGACCTCGGTCACGAAGTCGCTCGGCGGCGTAGATCCGCTGACGATCGGCCCCATCCACCCGCCCTGGCCGCCCTCCATCGTCCAGCTCGTCGAGTGCTTCGGGCGCAGCTCGCGCCAGCGCCGGAGCATCGCCAGGATGACCGCCCGTTCGTGTCGCTCGTTGTTCAACTGGACGCGGGGGCTTCGCGCCGAGAGGACGAGCCCCGCGGCGACGAGCTCCTTCAGCCTCCTGTCGACCCATTCCGCGAAGCCCGCGCCGTCGGTCTCGGTGTAGCCCTGGTTCCAGTTCCAGCAGCCGTAGACTCCGCCGATCAGCCCGCGCGCCTTCGTGTCGTTCAGCCTCCGCACGATGTCGCGCGTGTCGTCCAGAAGCGGGAAGAACAGGCCGGTCATCCCCTCCCGGGAGACCTTGGCCCAGTCGGGGTCGTTCCCCGCGTCAACCCACAGGAATCTCATCCTCATCGGGAGTAGGCCCCCTCGGCGGGGCGCTCGGGCGGCATCGGGAACAGCGTGCCCTGCTTCTCGGTCGCCAGCGCGGCGTCGTCGCAGACGAGCTTGATCCAGGCGGTGAGGTCGAGCCCGTGCGCCTGCGCCGCTCGGAACCAGCGGAGCTTGCGCGCGTCGTCGATCCGGATGTTGAGCTGGCTCCGCATCTGCGCAAGCCTATGAAGTACTCCGGACGCTAGACCCCCTGAGCGTCACTCGCTGTCCTCGCGCACGATCTCGCCGTCATCGGTGACGGTGAGCGTCGGGTGCCTGCGCCAGGTGCACCAGGGGCAGGTGTAGCCGCGCTGCGAGTGCGTCCAGCCGCGCGGCCGGCTCGTCTCGGCGATCCGCTCGCAGACCGAGCACACAGCGACCCGGCCCGAGGCGAAGTACAGCAACGTGCCCATGCCGGAGTGATACCAGAGCGAGTGCGACCGTGGTGCCTAGACGGTTCTCTCGGTGAGGAGTTTCCCACGGAGGTGATCTAGACGAGGCGTGGCGCGAGAGGTTCCCAGGGGGGTGATGTCACGACCCCGCGACCCGCCGACGATGATTCGGCGGGTCGCGTTCGGGCTACGCCGTGGCGGGCTCAGCCGGCGCCTTCGACTTCGCCTTCGCCTTCGCCTTCGCGGACGACTTCTCGCGCTTTTGCGCAGCCGCGAGCATCTTCGCGACCGAAGCGGCGTCGTATGGCCTGAAGGTCAGCCGCTTGGCTGCCGGCGGGACGGGAAGCTCAGGCGTCCCGCAGAGAGACGCCTCGCGCTCTGATGAGGGCCGTTCCTTGCAATATCCGAGGATACGGCCGTGCCTGCCGACGACGTAGCAGAGGGGCTCCAGATCTGGTCGCCCCTCGATGATGTGGACTTCGCCCCGGACGACAGCCCTGTAGCCGTCGCGAAGCCAGGGCGTCAACCACCTCGCGACGATGAGCCCGTCGCTCGTCAGAGCGAACGTCATCGCGGGATGCGACTTGGCAATCGAGCGGAGCTTCAAAAGCTGCTCGATCGTCGGGGTGTTGGTGGGCATCGCCCCCCCTTCCTGGTTAGTAGGGTTAGATGACGATTCCCGACACTGGCAGATTCGCGCGCGGGATGCAAGAGTCTTTGCAAAATCCTTACAAAGTCTCAACACGGGCGCGCGGGCGGGCGCGGGCGGGCGCGGGCGGGCGCGGGCGGGCGCGGGCGCGAGCGCGGGCGCGAGCGCGGGCGGCCGACGCGGCCGACGGCGACAACCCCAGACCCACAGGCCGCACCGGCCGCAGCGGACG